TGCGCGCTGATCAACACCCGTCGTCTTCAACGCCCGCCCGAAATCCAGATAGCAGGGAGTAAACAAGCTCCCACCTCTCACTCCAGACATCAACTCATCGTAAAGCACCGGGCTGATCGGCACCGTCCGGTTTTTATTGCCCTTGGTGTTGGTATAGGTGATTCGGTACGGAGTGACCTGCGAAGTGGTGAGCGCCTCCGCCTCTCGCCAACGTGCGCCAGTCGCCAAGCAGATCTTGATGATGAGAGCCAAGTCTGGGTTGGGGTACTGCTGGGCAGCATGGAGGAGTTCGGCAATCTGCCCCGGCAGTAAGAAGGTCATCTCAGAGTCAGGCGTCTTGATGCTTGTCGTCATTTGCAATGGGTGGGAATGTTGCCACTCGCCCAACCGGATCAGCTCACCAAACACAGCTTTGAGAAATGCCAGCTCCTGATTGACTGTTCGTGCGGTGATCGCCTTCTTGGCTCCCACATTCCAACCGTTGTCTATCTCCCCAGCCATTCGCTTGGCACGATAGTGCGCCCACATTGAGGGGGTGATGTCGATCGCCTTGGGGTTGCCCATTCCGTTGCAGATGATCTGCAACTTGGCCAAGCGAACCTCACTGCGTTTTAGGGTCTGGCCGTGCAACTTGTACCAGAGGCCGATTAGCTCCTGCAGGGTACGATGCTCCTTCGCATCCTTCCCAAGCCAGGGCTTGGCCTGATGCTCATCCAGGATGAATCGCTCCCAGGCCAGCGCCTCCCCCTTGGTGACGAAGCGCTTGCGTTTGCGGGGTCCGGAACGCCCCTGAGGGTAGACCTCAACCAACCAGGGATTGGCTGAACCATCGGAAAGTTTACGAACAGTCATAGGGGCACAAATAGAAAAGGCGCCAAGCGCCTTAGTGAATCACAGCCAGCCGAAGCCTTTAGCCATTAGACCAGCCAAACCAAGCGTGACTGTTATGATCGCCCCGAACAACAGCCGAAAATCTGCGCGCATTTCAGCCCGGACTTGCTTGAATTCTTCTGAGACAGACTTGAAGCCATCCTGCATCTCAGAACGAACCAGTTTGAATTCCTCAGATACAGATTTGAATTCTTCAGACACAGATTTGGAGTCTTCAGCAGACTCAGCACGAAAGGCCTTGAGGTCTGATTTCAGTTCGGCAATGTCCCGCTTGATGTACTCGACATCAGACTCGAGGCGAGCTACTCGTTCTAGCACGTTATTATCTCCCCCATCACCACCTGTTGGTGTATTGCCTGAGTCTACAGGACTGCGGGACCGATGCGCAAAATTACCGCGAACCACGTTATTCACTCCCCTCTCCCTGTACAGGCAACGAGTTATCAGAGCCCCATTGGGTGTGGCTTCTATCAGGAGCGATCCATTCGGCATTGATGAGCAACATGGTGCCGCAATGCTCACAGGTCAACGGAAACACCACTTCCTGACTACCACCCAAGGCAGAAGGCAGCACGTGAGGAACGACCAAAGGAACATCTTCAGCAGCAGGCGCGGACGTGCCGAGCGAATGCTTGTACATCAGTGGCAATGAAAACTCGGCGTTGTTACACAGCGCACACCGTGGCGTGATGCCTAGTCCGTCAAAATAGGCATGCAGATTGTCTTGCGTCACCGCTCTGAATCGCGCGGGTATCTTGAGATGAGACATAGGCAGTTCCTAATTCCACGCCCGTTATCGTTTTAAAAAAGCACGGTGCTCGATGACCGTGGCAATGATGCTGATAGGGCACACATCTGAACGCATGACCGGGTAGTCATCATTAAGCGGGGTCAGCTCGAACACCTCTTGGCCTGCATCGTTGTAGCCGCGCGGGCGATATTTCTTGAATGTCGCTTCTTCACTGCCGTTCTTGGCGATCACATAGTCACCCGGTTTTGGCACCACGTCGGGGTCAGCGATTAGCAGGTCCCCTTCGGTGAAGCGGGGCTCCATCGAGTTACCACGCACCCACAGACCAAAGCCACAGGGACCGATCTCAACGCTGGCGGCCACATATTCAACATTGCCGTCGAAGCTGCTCGCCTGCTCACACATCTCTCGCCAGTTGCCGGCCTGGACATAGCTCAGAATCGGCACCCGATTCCCCTGAGGAATAACAGCAGGCTCGACGTTCGATAGTTCAGGCGAGCCTTTGCCCGTTGATAGCCAGTGAGCCGATACCCCAAACGCTTTTGCAAGTGCCACGAGATTATCGCCACTTGGCGCGTACTCACCCTGCTCCCATTGCGAAATAGATGCCTTATTGACACCAACTAACTCACCCAACTTTTGTTGGGTAAGGCCATGTTTTTTCCGAAGTTCTTTGATGCGTTCGCTTTTCATGGTTAAGGAATATAAACCATATGAGGTTGTGAATGCTTGACACACCTAGTTGCGAAAGCTTAACCTTTGGCTTGTTTGGAAATCACAACAAGTTAAGCAATCTACACACCGAGGTGTGACTATGAAAACAAACTATGCCGTCGAATATTTCGGCTCCAGGGTGGCCCTTGCTAGAGCCCTAGGTATTCACAAGGCGGCCGTATCCCAGTGGGGAGAAAACGTGCCAAAAGGCCGCGCCTACCAGATCGAAGTGCTGACCGGCGGCCAGCTGAAAGCCAATCCCACCCAGTCCACTCCTGCTAGCTCTGCACAGTAAGGGCCACACCATGACGCCATCCATCGCTGTTTACACCTTCCCAGTCTGCTCCAAAGAGAAGTTCGCCGAGATGACCGGTTTCACCGAGGACTACGTCCAATCGATGATCGAGGAAGGGCGTCTTCCTATCCTGCCGAAAACCGGTCTGCGGCAAAAAGTGGTCATCAATTTGGAGGCGCTGCGCCTGCAGTGCCAAGCCTCGGCACTTGTCTCTCGTTGAGTCTCTGTCATTCAAGGAAAGGCAACCATGTTTGAACAGACTGCATCCAAACAGCATAGCTATGAGGCTGCGCGCGCACTTTTCGCAGCAAGGTACAACCTCGCCGAGGTGGCCAGGTCAGCAGAGATTGGGGAGCAGATGCTGCGCAACAAGCTGAACCCTGACCAGCCGCATCAGCTGACGGCAAGGGATCTGGTTGCCCTCTACCACGCCACCGGCGACGACACCCTGTTTGATGGCCTGCTGTTTGACTGCGGCCTGACCGCCGTTCGTCTGCCGGATGCCGCCCAGGTTGCCCCAGAGGCCCGCGCCCAACAGGCGCTCAATGCGGGGGCCCAGATCCTGGGCGTCACGGCCCAGGCCACCACCCTCCTCGCCGGTGACCGCGTCACCAAATCACACCGAAACACCGTCGTCACCGGCATCTGGGCAGGCATCGAGCACCTTGTGCTGCTGGCTACCGAGGTCGAGGACCGCTTTCACGCCATCCCCAGCCTCGCGTGCGCCGCCGATATGGCCCGCGCCGCCATCGGCGCATAGGAGACCAGACCATGAGATTGATTTGCCCCCACTGCGGTTACCACGCGAATACCCGGAGCTCCACCAAAATGAGCCCGCTGACAGGGCACGCCTATTACGCCTGCAGCAATGTCGACTGCGGCCACACCTTCAAGGCCGCGTTTGAAATCGTCGGCACCATCAGCCCATCCGCCATGCCCAATCCGGCCATCGTGCTGCCGACCTGCAAGGGTGTGGGCAAAAACTGCAAAACCATGTCGAAGAGCGTCCCGCTCAAGGAGCCAGCATGAAACTTCGCGCAGAGCAGCCGGGGCTGATCCCGCTGCCGTTTTTGCTGTTCAACCGCGCCACCGTCGTCACCAGCGGTGACGAGCCGGTGATGCGCAACACCACCCGATTCGACGGCAGTTATCTGGAAGACAGCGAGGGCCGTCGTGGCGCGCTGCGCTTCCAGCCGTGCCATCAACCTCGCCAGCACTGGCTGACCAAGCTGCTGCAGGCATAACCGGAGGGCCACCCCATGAACACCGCACAGATTTTTGAGCTCGTTCAACAACCCAGCGCCGCAGAAGTGGCGCTGGCAGAGATGCGCGCCCAGTTCGGCCGCAATGGTGCGTCCAGCCGCTGGTCACGCCTGCCGACCAGGGCCCGCGCCGTCATCTGTTACGCCGCCGGGGTGTCGACCACCCAAGCCGGGCGCGAGCTGGACCAGTTCGACTTTGACCAACAAGAGGCGATCCGCCTCGCCCTGGGTGAGCTGATGGCAACCCTGCATGAGTTTGATGGCGGCGTGCTGCACCGCCGCGAGTGGCACCGCACCACCCGCCGTATTGAGGGGCCGACCCGCAGCGAGCAGGAACAGGCAGAGCTTGAGAACAAGCGCCGGGCCGAGCTCAACGAGCAGGCCAGCGTATTGGAAAACCGCAGAGCGGTTTTGCAGAAGGTGGCCGGAGGCGGCCAATAAAAAACCCCGCTATCGGTGTTGACGCACCAGCGGGGCTTTCAATCAATCAGCGAGGAAAACCTCATGAACAATCTTACAGCAGAACAGGCGATCCGCAAAGTCGCGAACAGCCTCATTAATACCCATCGCCCCCAGCTCGGGGCATGTCACAGCCTCGCCATCGAGGCGAGCCTTGAGGCGCTGGCCGAACTGGCCGACGAGCTGGCCCTGCTCGACATCTACGCCGAGCTGACCAAGCGCCTCGAGATCCTGCAGGGTGGCTATCGTCCGAACATCATCGGCGTGGATATAGCCAGTGGCCCAGACAGCACCGTGGTATTCCAACCGCCATTTGCCCATGCGCTGCAAGGGGGTGCCCAATGATCGCCATCACCAGCAAGCACACCGCCCAATCCCCTGCCGATGCCGTCGCCTACCTGGTGCGCCATGGCTACATCAAAGTGCGCGGTCACTGGCTCAGAGGCCAGCGCCACGCCGCCCGTATCGAAACCCTGGCCTCTGGCCGCGCCTGTGTATTGGAAGGAGTAGCAGCATGAGCAAGGTCTATGTGAACCCCATGGCAATGCGGGCCCGTCTGGGTGCCGAGTTGGCGGTGCTGGATTTGTCAGGGGTAGCCACTGACTCGGCCTGCGGTTTGGGAAATTGGTTCGACGATCTCGGCGAAGCGCTTTCTGGCGAGTTTGTCGGTGAAGTGAATACCAGCATGGTCGCCATGTCGCTTGCAGTTGGGCGCATGAACGAAATGTCAGCAGTCGAGCTGAGCCAGCGGATGGATGCCTTCGAAGACACCGGAGAGCTGGTCGCGCAGTTACTGGCGGAGGTGAATAAGGTTGTTGGCCTGCGCCGAGAGGATTTGGCTGTCACTCGGTCAGCGGTGTTGCTGCTGGCGATGTATGGAGCGCTGGCATTGGCCAGCCGAGAAGCCAATGCAGACAGCGAAGATGAGGAGTATCCGGCATGAGCAACATGAAATGTGAACAGTGCGGGCGCTACCGCCTGCCGGATCCGGCCGCCTTTGGCTGCGGTGACAAGGTGACCTTCAAGCGGGTGATCCAGCGCGCCAGAACCACCCAGCTCAAAGCTGTCGATGGCGTCATCGTCGAGGAAGGTGTCGCCACTGTGACAATCCGGGTTCGGGGTGGTGACAGGGTCCAAGTCGCACGCACCGGCATCACCATGCAGGGCGCGCCGGGTCCGCTGACCTATGAACTGTTCGGCGTCTGCCACTGTGAAGGAGGCCAATCATGAGCAGCACCACCGGCAATGTCATCGAGCGCGAGCTCTACCCTACGCCCGCCAGCGCAGTGGCTGCCCTGATGCGCTGCATCAGCTTCCGTCCAGGTGATCACTTCATGGAACCATGCCGCGCAGAAGGGAACATCTTCGATCCAGTTCCGCTGCCGGCCGAGCAAAAGGAGTGGGCCGAGATCCGCCATGGTCGCGACTACCTGACATGGGACTTTGGCCGCCAGTTCGACGTCATCATCACCAACCCGCCGTTCTCGCTGACGGAGGAGTTTCTGAGAAAGAGCCTGTACGAGCTCGAACCAGATGGCACCCTGATTTACCTGCAGCGGGTGAACTTCTTGGGCAGCAAAAAGCGCGTGCCGTTCTGGGCAGAGGTCGGCTTTCCGAACAAGACCCCGATCCTGGTTCCACGCCCACGCTTTGTGAATGGCGGGTCTGACTCCTGCGAATACAGCTGGTTTATCTGGGACAACGGCAATCGCGTGAACCTGCCGAACGGCCTGAGTCATCTGATTGCGGAGGATGCAGCATGATCCACGACTTCTGGCTCGATGCCATGTTGAGCGACGCCGCGCGCCGCCGGGAATACCAACTCGAATTACTGGATGCCCGTCGCCGTCCCTGCCGCCCCCACCGATATATCAAAACCCTGCTGGTCATGGTGCGCTCTGCCCGCCGTTGCGAACGCCAATCTGCCGCCCGTCTGCGCCAGTCATACAACGGAGGCGCCATCTAATGACTCACCAGAAACCAGCCGGGCTTGCCCCGGCTTTGGGCGTCGTGCGCCCTGCAAACAGCAATATCGTGACGCTGGAGCCCTGCACCAAGTGCCGCCAGATGGCGGTTTGCCTGCCGGTTGCGGGCCGACACGGTCGCCGCTCTTACCCCTACTGCGTCGAAACCTGCTGGCCGCTGGCCCGCGCCGCCAGTGAAACCGTGGTGAAGACCGTCCCGGCCAACGCCCGCCCCTCGATGCGCTGCAGTTGCTGCGGCGAGTTCGGCCATGTGCGCCCGGTCATCCTGGGCGGTAACCGGCTCACCAGCCTGTTTTTCTGCGAGGCCACCTGCTGGTCTGATCGGCTCGCCACCCTGGATATGGTACCGACCTGCTCCACCTGCGGCCGCTACCTGCAACCCAACGAGTATGTGAACGGCAAGTGCGGGGTGTGCCAATGATGGACTCCATCACCAACCTGCACGGGATACAGCTGCCCCAGCACTACCTGGTCGGGCACCACGCCATCAACATGGCCGGGGCGGCCGAACAACTCGCCCGCATTGAGTGGCACGTTGCCAAGCCGCTGGCCGCGACCTTCCTTCGCCGCTACCCGGCCAACCCCAAGACCGCCAACATCTGGCTGCGCCGCATGGTCGACACCTGCGCCGCCGCACAGAGCCGGTTTCCGGTACCGGTGATTGATCTTCGCAACGATGTGCGCCGCGAGTTGGTTGCCGCCGAGTGGGCCCGTCGCTGCCAGCAACTGCTGGCGGCGGCGGGCCATGAGCGCACCGCCACGGAGCTGCTGGCCGATATCGGGGCCCAGGCCAAGGCGTGGCACTTCTGCCCTCCCCTCCCCATTCACCCGCGCACCAAGGTGGAGCGCCTGCTGGGCCGCCCTCTGAGCCAGGCCGAGCGGGACGATCTGGCTGACGAGGTGGACAAGTTCGAAGGGGCCGCCGCCAGCCTGCTGGTGCGCCTGCTCGACGAGTCGTGGTGGCTGCGTAAGATCAACCGCGCCTGGACCATCTACTGCGAGCTGATTGCCATCCTCACCGGACAGGTGCGCAAGGGGGTCAGCCCCTACGCCAGTGCGCACGCCGTGCGTGAGTTCACCCAGCGTAAAGCAGCCCAGCAAGCCTGGATGGCTGGCATGAGCGCCGTCAACGAAGAGCTGGGGCAAGAGATTGACCTGGTCGATGCGGTGATGGGCTCGGTCGCCAACCCCGAGATCCGCCGTCATGAGCTGATGGTGCGCATGCGGGGCTTTGAAGACATGGCACAGGAGCAGGGCAAACTGGGCCTGTTCCTCACACTGACCGCCCCCTCCAGCTATCACGCCTGGCGCCAGGGCAGCAAAGACAAGGCGAAGACCTACCAGAATGAGAAGTTCAACGGCGCCTGCCCGACCGAGACTAACCGCTTGCTGTGCAAGCAGTGGGCGCGCTTTCGGGCTGCACTGGCCCGCGAGGGGATCATGGCCTTCGGTTTTCGGGTGGTGGAGCCGCACCACGACGGTACCCCGCACTGGCATTGCCTGCTGTTTATCAACCCCGAGCACCAACGCGACTTTCTGACCCTGCTTGCCTACCACTTCACCGCCGCCGAACGGGCCGAGCTCAAGATGCCCAACGGCGACCAGCTCGATGCGCTGGCCGAGATGAAAATCCGCAACAAGATGCCGCGCATCAAGTGGCTGCTCGATGTGAGCAGCCCGGCGGTGGTCAAGGCCATCAACCCCCGGGTGAATTGGAAGGAGATCGACCCGACCCAAGGCAGTGCCACCGGTTATATCGCCAAGTACATCGCCAAGAACATCGACGGCCACAAAGTCGGGATGGACTACGAAGCAGAGGCCCCGGTCGACCACACCACCATCGCGGTCGCGGCCTGGGCGAGCTGCTGGCGTATACGCCAGTTTCAGCAGATAGGCGGCCCTGCTGTGAGCGTGTGGCGCGAGCTGCGCCGACTGGGTGACGAGGTGATCGAGTGGGATTGCATTCTGGAAGCCGCCCGCACCGCCGCCGACAACAACCGCTGGGGCGACTTTATCGACGCCATGGGCGGCATTGACCTTCCCCGCAAAGAACACCTGATCCGCCTCTCCAAGCGCCTCGATGAAGCCGCCAACAAGTATGGCGAGGATGTGCTGCGCCTGATGGGGGTGATCACCGACATCGGCATGACCACCGCCGTCACCCGCACCGAGGGCTGGCAGATAGTGCGCAAGGGGGTCAACGGGTCGGGTTTGGGCGAGCAGCGCGAGCCTGCAGTGGGCGAGCGCAGCGAGTTGCCCTCAGGCGGCGGCAGCCGCCCCCCTCGGAGTTCTGTCAATAACTGTACGGAAGGATCCAAATCGGGGGTGAAAGGATCCGCTCTGGCTAAAGAGCTGGCCCGAATGGGTCTTGATGAAAGCAACGCCGCCTTGCTGCTGCACGGCAGCATCATCCACGCCGACGGCCAATATGTGCGACTGGTCGGCGATCGACTGATTGTGACCCGCAACTGGCCGGGTGCTGGCGATGCCGTGGCCGACCAGCTGACCGCCGAGGTCGAGGCAGAGCAGGCCAGCAACCGGGCCGCCAGCAGCGACACGCTGAAACAGCAGGCCCGCGAGCTGATGCACTCCGGCGGCAACGTCACCGAATGGCTGGCCGCCCTGCCGCTGGCGCAGGCCGAAGAGGCGATCGCCATCTTCACCCGCCTGCTGGATGACGAAGAGGACCGGGCCAGTTACCAGCCCACCGAACAGGAGCAGGCCCGCGTCGCGAGCATGCAAGCCGACAACGACCGCCATCAGGCGGAGATTGCCAAGGCGCGGGCGCGCCTGGGCGTGGAATGAGGGGAATGAAGATGAAAAACGTAATGCTGGATCTGGAAGCCATGGGCAAAGGCCCGCGAGCGGCCATCGTCACCATCGGAGCCGTGTTCTTTGACCCGATGACCGGTGAACTGGGTGCCGAATTCGAAGCGCATATCCACCTGAGTGATAGTGCCAGATTCGGTGAGATGGACCCTGACACCGTGTTGTGGTGGCTGGGGCAGAGTGATGAAGCGCGCGCAGCCATTGCCTATGACGTAGATGGCGAAAAGCGGATGGCACTTCTCCAGGCACTGCAAAAGTTTCAGGAGTGGCTGATGGCCAACGGGCAAGAAGGCAAACGACCCTTTGTGTGGGGTAACGGTGCTGGGTTTGACTGCACCATCATGGCCAGCGCCTACGATGCGGTGAACAAAGTGCGTTTTATTGGCTACTGGAACGGATTTAAGGATCGGGATGTGCGCACCGTGGTTGATATGGGGCGTGACCTGCTGGGCTTTGACCCTAAGAAAGACATGCCATTCGAGGGGGTGGCCCATCGCGCGCTGGATGATGCCAAGCATCAGGCCCGCTACGTCAGCGCCATCTATCAAAGGATTCAGGCAGCCATGAACGGCTGCGTAGCGGCCGGGGGTGAGGCATGAAGCACGACAACGACCATCTGAAATTCCCGTCGGGCAATACGGTTGAATTTTGCCGCAAGAAAGCCAAAAGGCTGGTGAAGGAAGAGAAGGCGAAAGGTAAGGAATTGAAGCTATCCAGAGCTCTGGACGTAGTAGCCATAAGCAACGGGATCCCGGGCGGCTGGGCCGAGGCCATGCACTTACTTGAGATGGAGGCTGCATGATCCACGAAATGAAAGACTGGATTCGCCGCCATTTCGAGGCATGGCTGGTACTGCTGGCCGCCAAAATCCTGATCGGCAGGAACGTTCATCGCTGCAAGGTCGTATCTCGCAAGGACAACAACAGCATGTGGTACATGGCCGAAGACCTGGAGCAGATAGCCAACCGGATGCGGAACAAGTACGAGGGGCCAAGCTCATGACTGACATCATCAAACGCGCCGACGTCGAGCGCCTGCTGCCGCTCTGTCAGCGGCTCTGGCCCATCCTCCAGCAACACCCACCGGGATCGGCGGGTCGTGCCGCCATCACCAGCACGCTTGAAAGCATGCCGGCCACTGACCGCCATCTCTGCGATCTACTGCTAGACCGCATGGAGCGGGTCATCCAGTTCGAGGATGCCTGGTTCCCGTTCTACCAGGGCGAGCTGGACACCATCACCCAACCGAAGAAGGCAAAGAGGGTGCTGCCTGTCGGCCCAGCTCCCAAGCAGGTATGGAAGACCACCAGGGCGCGACAGGGGGCGTTTGCCAGAAGGAGGGCGGTATGAGCAAACCAAAGGAGGCGAGGGAGCGAAAGCAGGCCCAGCGTGCGAGACAGTCAGCCCTAGGCATCACTCGCGTTGAGGTTAGGATGTCAGAACGGGAGCGCCAACAACTCAACCACCTACGCATTGTTCGGGCTGGCAGCGGTCAGCCTTATTCTGCCGACGAGTACATCAGTACCCTGCTGCGCCGTGACTGGGAACGCTGGCTGGAACAGGAAGCCGAGCTGAAACAGCAGATTTGCCCGAACTGCGACTGCGCATTGCCGGAAGGCTGCGGAGGAACCTTCAAGGGAGAGGCAGAGTGCTGGCACACCCAGGGCGACAAAGTGATCGCCCTGTAGTGGCAGAAATAGGGGATTGTGTCCGGTCACGTTTACCACATTGTGACCGGACACATTTTTTCGTCTGGATTTTGTGACCGGGAGAGCAAGCTGATGTTGGAGAGCGCGAGAATGAAAGGATCTGACGGAAAGTGAAGGATCGCAAAAAGGATCCGTTATCCCCCGCGCGGCCAACGCTGGCGCGGGGAGCCGCTCCCCGCCCCCAGTCGTTCACCTGCATGATTTTTCACACATAAAGCGGGCAGGCGAGGCGGGGTCCCGATTGCGCGCCAGCGGTGCTGGCAGGGGGGGCGGCAGGCTGCGCCAGCCGCTCAGGATGCGCGTGAAAGGATCTGCGAGGGTGCAAGGGTAGCCCGCATCGGTGATGCAGCAGCGGGCCGCTGATGCGGTCATGTGAGGGGCAAAATAAAACCCCGCCAGGTGGCGGGGTGGTCGGGATGCACAGGCCGGGTCAGCGCAGCATGTCGCCTTGGCTGGCCTGCTCGATGCCGGCGGCCAGCTTGTAAGGGTTGAACCGGATCACCTCCTCCCCTGCCCAGTCATTGAGCGCCAGCAGGCTGGCCTTGATGCTGTCGATCTCGTTGATGTCGAACACCTGGGCGGCCTTGGTCACATCGCCGAACCCGCCCGTGCTGTTCGGCATCACTCCCATCAACTGGGGCGGTACCCGGTGGGTGGCCAACTGGTCGTCGCGGCTGACGTTCTTGATGGAGAGAAAATCATCCTTGGCCGCCACCTCGGCAACCGGGATCAGCCTCACCCCGTCCTTGCTGCCGTTAGGGGTGTAGAGCAAGAGGTTGCGGAAGTTGCCGGGCCCCTTGCTCTGGCGCAGCGCCTCACGCAAGGCCGCAATGTCGCCCTCGTTCTGCACTGCGTCGGTGATGTGCATGATGAACCCAGCGTGGGATCCATTCTCGTAATACTTGCGGCGGAACAGGGTGGCCGACTCGTTGAGCAGGGTAGAGTTTAGCCCGCCGACATAGTCGGGGATGCCGTAGATCTCCTGGTTGATGTCGCTCTCCATCACATGGCCAACCCGCCCGGCCGGCAGCGCCTGCTCCTGCCCGGGCTGGGCAATCCACCAATAGGTGTCCAAGTCCAGAGCCCGCCGGGTGTATTTGGCCCGCAGGTGGTCATAGCGCAGCACCCCGCCGAGTCGGTTCTGCACCGCCTGCAGATAGCCGTTGCCGAAGATCAGATAGTCCAGCGCCAGCCCGGTGAAGGCGGCCAGGCTCAGTTTCGGATGCGGGATGAAGCAGGAGCGCAGGATATTGCGCTTAACCTGAATGGCAGAGGCATGGTGTACCCCGGCCCGATAGACCCGCGACAAGCCATTGAGGGAAAGGGGCGGCTCGTACCAGCGGCCGTTGTGCATGGCCTCCAGGTAGTCGAACACCTCCCGTTGCGATAAGACGGGCACCGGCTCGCCAAAGCTGAACGCCTCGATGGCCGCGCCGGGTTTCTGGGTCGCCGTCACCGGCGAGGTATGGCGCTGTGGGCGGCGCTTTCTCATGCGAAAATCTCCATCATGCTGGTATTGGCACCGGTGGCACCTGCCAGCGGTTCATGTAACAGGGCCTGCATCGTGGCCCAGGCAATATCGGCGTGGCTGGTTTCCTCTGACCGGCTGGCCTCAAAGGTCGGCAGCTTGCCGCCCGCGGTCACGGCGCGGCGGATGCTCATGAACGCCTGGGCGAGGTCGGTCCAACCGCTGTCAAACTCCAGCCGCCCCTTGTTCATCACATCCTGCGCCTTCATCACCATCTGGATTTTCACGCTCGGGTTGTACTGGATAGGGGTCGCCGCCGGGTAGAACTGCTTCACCAACTGGTAGACCCCCTCCCCGATCCCGGTCGTATCGATGCCGATGTAGCACACGTTGTAGCGCTCGCACATGGCCTTGATGGCTCGCGCCTGGGCGTCGAAGTCCATCCCGCTCCAGCGGTGGCGCTCCAGCACCCGGAACTTGCCGCCGGGCACCGCCGGCGGAGCCAGCACGGCGCAACCTGCGCTATCCCCCTGCCCACCCTTGGCCGGGTCATAGCCGATCCACACCGGCCGGCTACCCAGCGGACGCAGGGCAAGGGGCTTGTAGTCGTCCCACAGTTCCCAGCTGTCGACCATGCAGCGCTGCAGGGTGACGAGCGGGAACACGCTCGAGGTGTCATCCATGAAGATGCACATCAGCAGGTTGAGGTATTCCTCCTCGGAGTACTCGCTGCGCAGCTGATCCAGGTCGAACAGGTCGCAGCCACCGCGCACCGCATCTTCGACCGTGACAATCTGCCGCCACTGACCATCGGCGCACAGCTTACCGCTGGCAAGATTGGCGTGGCTCAGGTCAATCTCGACCCGGTCTGCCTTCGCCTTGCCACGGTTGAAGTTGGCGCCGGACCAGAACGCATAGGCGGGATGGGAAAGGCTGGATGGGGTGGAAATGTAGGTCTGGCGCCACTTCTTGTGCATCGCCATGCCGGAAGCCACCTTGCGGAACTCCAGGAAGCCATGGATCCAGAAGTACTCATCCATGTAGATGTTGCCGTGGTAGCTCTGGGCGGTGCGGGCGTTGGTGCCGAGGAAGTAGAGGTGCGCTCCGTTCGGTAGCACCATGGGGTCGCCCTTGAGCTCCACCCCCTCCTCCTTGGCAAACTGGATGATGTACTGCTTGAACACATGAGCCTGCGCCTTGCTGGCCGACAGGAAAATCTGGTTGCGCCCGGTGACCAGGGCATCGATGAAGGCCTCGAAGGCAAAGAAGTAGGTCGCCCCAATCTGGCGAGACTTGAGCAGGTTGCGGATCCTGTGCTGGTTGCCAGCCTCGTACCAGGTGCGCTGGTAGCCAAACATGGTGGACTCGAAGCGCTCGATCAGCCGCTCTTGCTGTTCGGGCTCCACAACATTGCGCTCGGGTGCCTTCTTCGGCCCCTTGTTACGGTTCGCCACCTTGGGGTTGAGGTCGGCCTCGTTGCCGCCCTTGCTGTATTTGTTGACCCGGGCGATGCGCTCCAACTGCCTGCCCAGCAGGTCAATCTCCTTGAAGTCGCCGCCGGTTTTCACCTCCTTGGCGATCAGCTGGCACATCCGTGCCTCGATGGCGAAGTCGACCCGGTCAATGGGTTTGATGTCATCCCAACCATCGCGGGATTTCCAGGTGGCGACCGTCCCCTCGGGGGTCGCCAGCAGCTCCGCAATGGCTCGGATCTTGTACCCCTGAAAGTACAGGTGCATGGCCTGCCTGCGGGGTTCGATATGGGGGAAGAGTAAGGGTGCTGTCATGGCGCCAGTATACCCAGTCGCTACCGCTCAAAACGTCCCCGCGCCAGTGTGCCAGCGCCGTACACACTGGCCGCCGATTGCACGATCCCACCTGTCACCCAGACCATAACCGCGACATCACCACCCAATCACCAAAGGGATCCCAACCCATGGCAAAGTCCAAATTTTTCCGTGTTGCCGTAGAAGGGGGCACGACCGATGGCCGCGCCATCACCCGCGAATGGCTTGAGCAAATGGCCCAGCGCTACAACCAGTCCACCTACGGCGCCCGGGTCAATATGGAGCACATCCGGGGGATTGACCCCAACGGCCTGTTCAAGATGTACGGCGACATCACCGCCGCCAAGACAGAAGAGGTCGCCATCGAGGGCGAGAAACGCCTGGCCCTGTTCGTGCAGATTGACCCGACCCCGGAGTTGATCGAACTGAACAAGAAGCGCCAGAAGGTGTACACCTCGGTCGAGATCCACCCCAACCTGAACGAAAAGGGTGCCTACATGATGGGGCTGGCCGTCACCGACAGCCCGGCCAGCCTCGGCACTGAAATGCTGCAGTTCTGCAGCAAGGCCACGGTCAATCCGCTGGCCTACCGCAAATACCATCCGGAATGCCTGTTCACCGAAGCCTTGGAAACTGTCATCGAACTCGAGGAGGAAGGTGAAAAAGGCCCTGGTTTGCTGGAACGGGTCACCGCGCTGTTCTCCACCCACAAGAAGCAATCCACCGCCGATTTAAGCGATGTGCACCAGGCCGTCGAGACCGTTGCGAAAGAAGTGACCAGCCTCGATGCCGTCCTGCAGAAGAAGTTCACCGAGCAGGGCAAGACCATCACCGAGCTGACCAGCAAGCAGGATGCCACCGCCAAGGCGCTGGCCGACCTCACCGCCAAGCTGGAGGGCCAGGAAGATTTCAGCCACAAGCGCCAGCCGGCCACCGGTGGCGATAGCGCCTCCATTCAAACCGACTGCTAAGGACCATGCCCAATGCGTAACGAAACCCGCCAGAAGTTCAACGAGTTCACCAACCAGGTGGCCAAACTCAACGCTATCACCAGCGCCATGGTGCAGTTCAACGTGCAGCCCAGCGTCCAGCAGACCCTGGAAACCAAAATGCAGGAGTCGGTCGCCTTCCTCGGCATGATCAACGTCACCCCTGTCGATGAGATGAAAGGCCAAAAGGTCGGTATCGGCATCACCAGCACCATCGCCGGTCGCACCAACACCGACACCAAAGACCGCCAGCCCAACAGCCCGCACGGTCTCTACGACCAGAGCTACGAATGCGCCCAGACCAACTTCGACACCCAGATTGGCTACGGCCAGATCGACGCCTGGGCCAAGTTCCCCGACTTCCAGACCCGTGTCCGTGACGCCATCCTCACCCGTCAGGGGCTGGACCGCATCATGATTGGCTGGCATGGCACCAGCGCCGCCGCCGACACCGACCGCAACGCCAACCCCCTGCTGCAAGACGTCAACATCGGCTGGCTGCAACACATCCGCACCGACGCCCCGGCCCAGGTCATGAGCGAAGGAACCGAGGGCAGCGGCAAGATTTACGTCGATGCCACCGACGGCGATTACAAAAACATCGACGCCCTGGTATACGACGTTGTGAACGAGCTGATCAAACCCTGGTATCAGGACGATACCGACCTGGTGGTCATCTGCGGCCGCAAGATGCTCTCCGACAAATACTTCCCCATCATCAACGATGCGGGCGACAACCAGAACAAACTGGCTGGTCAGGTGCTGGTAAGCCAGAAGCAGATCGGCGGCCTCAAGGCCGTGCGCGTCCCCTTCTTCCCCGAAGACACGCTGCTCATTACCAAGCTCAGCAACCTATCCATCTACTGGCAGACCGGGGCCCGCCGTCGTTACATCGAAGACGAGCCCAAGCGCAACCGCATCGTCAACTACGAAAGCACCAACGACGCCTACGTGGTCGAGGACTACGACTGCGCCGCCCTGGTCGAAAACATCGTCATCGGGCCGAACCCGGCCCCCGGCGAGTAAGGGGGTGGCATGACTCCCGCCCGCCGCCACCGCGAACGCAAACTGGCCGCCCTGCAAGGGGCGGCCAATCCCCAATTCGACCAGGCCCGCGCCAACGCTTACGAACTCCAGCTGATGCAGTTGGCCGAACACCGCCGCACCCTCAAGGGCATCCAGAGCATCGAGCGCAAGATCGACGCCAAGCGCACCATGCTGGGCGTCTACAAGCCGTGGATTGATGGCCTGCTGGCCGCCGACCGGGGCGGACAGGATGACGTCCTGGTCACCATCATGCTCTGGACTCTCGACACCGGCGATCTCGAAGGTGCCTTCAACATGGCCGATTACGTGGTCCGCCACGGCCTCAGTACCCCCGATCGCTACGAGCGCACCGCCGCCACCCTGATCGCCGAAGAGGTGGCCGACACCGGCATCAAGCTGCAAGAGGCAGGCGCGGGCCCCAGTTATGGCCTGCTGTGCGCTTACCTCGAGCTGCTGACCCACTGCGACATCTTCGACCAGGTACGCGCCAAGCTGCACAAGGCCGTGGGCCGCGCCGCCCTGGCTGAAGGGTTCAAGGATCAGGCCGCCCAGCACTACCGCCGCGCCATCGAACTGCACGACAAGGTCGGCATCAAAAAAGAGCTCGAAGTGCTCGAGCGCGAACTGAAAAAAGAACAGCAGCCCGACGCCACCGGCGGCGGCAGCTAACCGAGCGAACCCCGCACCCTGGGCGGCTCGGGCCTGACGAATGCGTTTCGCATACCAGACGGCCCGACCACCGCCCAACAAGCGGAAAAGGAACACCATGAGCACCGGATTCATTGCCAATGCCACCACGTCGCCAGCCGAAGGGGAGATAGACTCCACCCCCTTCTGGCCAGCGATCTCGCTGCCTGACCTGCGCGACACCGTCCGGCTCGATGGCACCGTCACCACGGCCCGCCTCAAGCATGCCGTGATCGACGCCATCACCAGCGTCAACCGGGATCTGGCTGACTGGCGCCGCGCCCGTGAGGCAGAAGGGGTCGCCACCCTGGCCGCCGTACCGGGCGAGGTCATCAATGGCGAATCGGCGTACCTGCACAGCTACCGGCGCGCCGTCTATGCCATGACCCGCGCCAACCTGCTGGAGCGTTACACCGACTACAGCGCCACCGGTGATGGCGTCAAAGGGGCCGATGCCAAAATCATCAGCTCTGACGACCTCTACCGCGACGCCCGCTTTGCCATTCGCGACATCCTCGGTACCACCCACATCACCGTGGCGCTCATCTGATGGAGCTGCGCAGCCAACAGGGTGACACCCTCGACCTCATCCTGTTCCGGCACTACGGCTACACCGCAGGCATCACCGAGCAGGTGCTCGCACTCAACCCCGGTTTGGCCGCGCTCGGCCCCATCCTCCCGCCCGGAACCCTCATCACAATGCCAGCGGCCCCCACCCAGGCCGAGCAGCCGCTGATCCAGCTATGGGACTGACCATGAGCCGCCTCGACGACGAACTCGAACGAATGGCCGACATCAGCGAGCAGCAACTCGCTGCCCGCATCCACGCCGCCCGCATCAGTGGCACCGGCCCGCACTACTGCATCGACTGCGAAAACACCATCCCGCAGGCGCGCCGTGAAGCGATCCGGGGCTGCGAACGCTGCGCCGAGTGCCAGACCATCCACGAATTTCAAACCGCTCGCCACTACGGCGGCAAACGATAGGAGAGCACGATGCCAGAACCCATTTCATCCAGTGCAGCAACCAGCACCCTGAGCGCCTTGGCGTTGCTGTCCCTCTTCCCGGGCGTTGACCCCGGCGTCCTGCTCGGTGCATTCGCCGGGGCGCTGGTGTTCATCGCCACCACCGCCGAGCTGGGAAACCTGCGCAAAGCGGGGCTGTTCGTTGCCGCCTTCGTGGCGGGGGCACTGGCGGCACCGCTGGTTGCCGCCATGCTGGCCAGCGCGCTGCCACTCAGCGTCGAGGTCCCCAGGGCCGTCGGCGCAATGCTGGCCTCGGCGTTGGCCGTCCACCTGTTGCAGTGGATCCTGCGCAAAACGCCGGAAGACCTGCTCAAACTCCGCAAAGGGGGCTGACATGCTAACCATCCTCTACGCCATGATCTGCGCCGCCATCGCGCTGCGTATCGCCACCTTCAACCGCAACGGGGGCGACTATCGCCCCCTCCCTGCCGTGCTGGCCTGGCTGCTCACCTTCGCCGCCGGTTCCGTGCCCCTGCGAGCCATGATCGGGGCACTACCCGCTCCTGACCCCGCCGCCGTCCTGCTGGCCTCTGTCGTACTCACAGCACTGATCGGCTCTCGCGGATCCGTCATGCGCCTGCTGCCACGGCGGCGCCAGCAACCGACCACCGCCAGCCATCTGAACGGGAGGTTTCAACCATGAGCCTGAAAAAAGGGGATACCGGCGCCGCCGTCGCCGATTTGCAGCGTCGCCTGACCAAGGCCGGTTATCCGCTCGATCCGGATGGCTGGTTTGGCGATGCCACAGAGCGCGCCCTGCTCGCCTTTCAGCGGGACTACATGATCACCGCCATCGGTCAGGCAGGTCCCCGCACCCTGGCCGCCCTGCTCGGCAGCGAGCGGGGCAACCAGTTGCGCATCGGCGACATGCAGGCTGGCGCTGACCTGCTGGGCCTGCCGCTGGCCACCATGGCCACCGTCGCCCAGGTCGAGAGCATCGGCGAGGGGTTCACCACCGACATGCGCCCGGTGGTGCTGTTCGAGCGGCATGTGTTCTACAAGCAGCTCACCCAGCACCTGGGCAAGGCCGCCGCCGACCAGATGGCCGCCCATTACCCCAACCTGGTCAACCCCAAGCGCGGCGGCTATGCGGGCGGGGTGGCCGAGTGGGAGCGGCTGCAACTCGCCATCAGCCTGCACCGGGATGCCGCCATCGAGTCGGCCAGTTGGGGGATGTTCCAGATCATGGGCTTCCACTGGCAGGCGCTGGGCTTTGCCTCGGCCAGCGACTGGCAGACCGCCATGCAGCGCAGCGAAGTGGACCACCTCACCGCCCTGTGCCGCTTCATCCAGCAAGATCCCGCCATGCACAAGGCACTGCTGGGTCGAAAGTGGGCTGACTTTGCCCGCCGCTACAACGGCCCGGCCTACAAGGACAATGACTACGACACCAAGCTGGCCAAGGCATACGACCATTTTGCCAAGGTCTATCCGGTGAAGGAGGTGGCGGATGTGGCGTAGCCTGCTGCGCTCCCCCCTCACCTGGTTGCTGCTGGCCCTGACCGTCGCCTTGGCAGGCTGGGGCTGGTCGGCCCGCTCCGCCGCCAAGGCTGAGGGCCAAGTCTCCACCCTGCAAAGCGACCTCAACGCGGCCAACGACAAGGCCAAAGAGGCCGAGCAGCGGGAGAAGATCAAAGACGGGGCCATCGATACCCTCAACAGCGAGCTGGACGCCCAGGCAAACGCCGCCGCCACGCTGCAACGCCAGCTTGGCGATCTGACCATCACGGCCGCCACCCGGGCCGACACCATCAAGAGGCTCAAGCGTGAAAATGCTGAACTCAAGGAGTGGGCTGACCGCCCTCTGCCTGACCCTGTTGTCAGGTTGCTCAAGCGCCCCGCCCTCACCGGCGCCGCAGATTATCAGGCTCACCTGTCAGGGGGTGACCCCCTGCAAACTGCCGGCCGCCAGCCCGGTCAATAACGGCGATCTCATGGATCAGCTGACTCAGACCGAGGCCGCCTGGGCCACCTGCGCCGCCCAGGTCGACAGCCTTATCGCCTGCCAGCAACGGCACCTGAACGGGAGGGAACATGGAAAAGCCAAAACAAATCCGTGAGGTGTTGCAGCAGTGCATCCCGCTGCTGCGTCAGAACCCGGACCACATGATGATATTCGTCGACAAGGGCAAGCTGGTTGCCACTGGCGCCGCCAGCCTGTCGTTTGAATACCAGTACGAACTGACCATCATCGTGGCCGACTTTGCCCAGAACGTGAACACCGTCATGGTGCCGCTGCTGGCATGGATCAGGCAGTACCAGCCAGAACTGATGATGAACAGCGACAAGCGCGAAAACGCCATGCGGTTCGAAGTCGAGATCCAGAACAACGAAACCTGCGACATCGAAATCAAATTGCCGCTGACCGAGCGGGTCAAGGTTTGGAAGGATGAGCAGGGCCTGCACTTCGAACACCTGCCAGAACCGCCAGAAGACCCCTACGACGGCATCACCTGGGAACTGTTTATCAACGGGGAATATCAGCCATGGCCGCCGATCTCGACCGACTGACCCACTTTGCCGCCAGGGTAGAGCTGATCCGGGCCAACCTGTCACAACGGGAACTGGCCCGCTTTGCCGACCAGATGGCAAAAGAGATGCGCGAGAGCAACGCCCAGCGCATCAAGGCCAACGTCACCCCGGAAGGTGACCAGATGGACCCGCGCAAGCCGCAGCGTGGCAACCGCGAAATCAAATTCATCTACACCACCAGTGACAACGAGGTCCGCCACCTGAAAAGCTGGCGCGGAACCCGCAGCTACATCATCGGCTTTGACATCATGCGGGGCGGGATCCGCACCTTCAAACGCTCCCGCATCAAACGCTTCATCAAGGTCGATGCCAGCAAGAGTGACGCCATCAACAAGAGCAAGATCAAGCGCAAAATGTTCTCCCGCCTGATCAAGTCGAAATGGCTCAAAGCCAAGGGCTACAACGATCGCGCCGAGGTCTACTTTGCCAGCACCGCCGAAAAGGTGGCCCATATCCACCACTACGGCCTGAAAGACAAAGGCAGCAAGGGGCAAGACATCAAGTACCCAGAACGGCCCCTGCTGGGCATGGATGCCAAAGACATCGACAAGGTCGAAGACCTGCTGCTCGCCCAACTCACCAAAGGACTTTAACCACCGCCGCCAGTGTGCCAGCGCCGTACACACTGGCCGCCGCTCGCCTTACCCGCCATTGCCCAAAACAATGGCCCCATGCAACCGACCCCGACCGAACTCCAACGCCTGATCGACAACCTGATCCGCATCGGCACCGTCACCGCCGTGCGCTCAGGGGAATGTCGCGTCAAGACCGGCGACCTCATCACCAACTGGCGGCCCTACGCAACTGCGCGGGCCGGGAAGAATCGCACCCGCCATCGCCTCTCCATTGGCGAACAGGTGCTGATGCTCTCGGTCAGCGGCGATTTGCGCAATGCCTACATCGTCGGTCCCATCCACTGCGACGCCTTCCCTGAACCGCTGGCAGGCGATGACAATCCGGACCTCGACCGCACCGAATACAGCGATGGCGCCATCATCGAATACAACCCGGCCACCGGCGCGCTCAACGCCACCGGCATCAAGACCGCCACCCTCTCGGCCTCCGTTACCGTCAAGCTGATCACCCCCCTGGTGGAATGCACCCAGGCACTCAAGGTCGGTTCGACCATCGAGGCGGGCGGCAAGATCACCGCTCCCACCGCCAAGATTGGCGGCATCGAGGTGACCACCCACAAGCACGGCAACGTCAGCACCGGCAGCGGCACATCCGGGGGCCCGCAATGAACTGGCTCGGCATGAATGCAGCCTCTGGCCGCGCCATCAGCGCCACCGACCACATCGTGCAGTCGGTGCGCGACATCCTCATCACCCCGGTGGGATCCCGCGTCGTGCGCCGCGACTACGGCAGCGAGCTGTTTTACCTCATCGACCAGCCCCAGCATCAGGCCACTCGCCTGCGCCTGATGGCCGCCACCGTGCAGGCCCTCATCAACTGGGAACCACGCATCACCATCACCCGGGTCGATGTGCTGGGCGGCGGCATGGATGGTGCCCTCACCGTCGAGCTCACCTGGCAGCGCAAGGACGGCGGCGCCCCTGAATCAGCCAGCATCCCAATCACCACAGGCACCCCATCATGACCATCAATATGTCAGCCCTGCCGGCGCCGCAAGCTGTGGAAGAACTCGACTTCGAAACCATCTTTGCCGAGCAAAAAGCGTGGGTGATTAACCAGTGGCCGCACCTCGCCCCTGCGCTCGAACTCGAATCCGAACCGCTGACAGTACTGCTGCAAGCCTGGTCATATCGCGAACTGATATGGCGCGCCCGCCTCAACGACGCCCTGAAAGCCAGCATGCTGGCATGGGCACAAGGGGATGATCTCCTTAACCTCGCCGCCTTCTTTGACCTTGAAAAAGCAGAAGGTGAAACGGATGACCAGTTGCGTGCACGTTGCACCCTCTCTCTGCGTGCACTATCCACAGCAGGGCCTGAGGATTCATACCGCTATCACGCCATCGCCACCGATCCGGCTGCCATCAAAGATGCCGACGCCCACAACGGTGGGGCGGGTGTCGTGAATGTCGCCGTGCTGGCCCGTGCCGGTAATGGCACCCCATCGGCAGCGCTGTTGGCCAACGTGCGGGCCAGGCTCAATCACAAAACAATCCGCCCGCTAACCGACACCGTCAGCGTTATCCCGGCGCACATTGTGCCAGTGGTTATCGACTATCAAATCATCCTGCCGGGTCTACCTGACGACGAACACAGCCTGAACGTCGCCCGCCAGCGGCTGGCAGACTACTGCGCAACCACCAATGTCATTGGCGGCACCATCACCATCGCAGACATCTACGCCAGCCTGAAAAACGCCGGGATCAGCAACGTCATCCTGCGCAGCCCGACCGCCGACATCACCACCGACCGCGAATCGGCCCCCTATGTCAGCAGCATCCGCGAAGAGGTGACCTATGCCTAACCTGCTGCCACCCTCTGCGACCGCGCTATCGCGCACCCTCGACCAACTGGCAGAACAGCGGCTGGATCAACCGCTGCCGCACCGCCATAGCTGGAACCCGTGGCACTGCCGTGCCGATCTGCTCGGCTCGCTGGCATGGGGATTGGGAGTCGATAACTGGGATAGCCTGATGACCGAGCAGGCGCGCCGCCAAGCCTGCGCCGATGCGATCCATGTCCATCGCCTGCGTGGCACCGTTGACAGCGTCGAGCGCGCCATTCGCGCCGCTGGCTATGAAGACATCGAGTTAGAAGAGGGGCTGCCACCTGTCACACGCAATGGCCTGCAACTGCGCAACGGCCACGAACTATATGGCTCTGGCGGCCGCTGGGCCATGTACCGCGCCAATGTCAACATCGGAGACCACGGCACCATCAGCGCCGCCGCCAACCGCCGCCTGCGCCGCATTCTGGAAAAAACCGCCCCCGCCCGCTGCCAACTGGTCGGCCTGCGCTTTAGCGATGACACCAGCGATCGTATCACCACCGCAGAACGGGTCACCGAACAGGCCGCCATCACCAGCGGCGAAGTGCTGCCGTGGGGTCGCCGCCGTGACGGCGCCATCAATCGCGATCAAGCCATCATCTTGCGCCATCAGGGTTCTATCGCCCGCGCTGGCACCCAGCGCCGCAATGGTGGCCTCATCACCGGTGAAACCCGCGCCAACCAGTGGGATGCCCTCAGCCTGACCATGGGCGTCAGCCATCAAGACACTTGCCGGGTCTCCCCACTGCGCACCGGCACCCATCACCGCTACGGCCTGCACCGTGGCGCAGGGAGCCAAGTGGCTGATGATGGCCTGCTGGCACTCACCTTTACCCGCACCCTGCGCCGTAATGGCAGAGCACATCACCGCTGCACCACTCACAACGGCCAACTGCTGCGCGCGGGTGCGCATCGCCACCACCCCGGCGTCACTCGCAGCGGGCCGACCACTCACAACGAGGTAACCCCGTGATAATCAACGACCAAATCACCCTGCGCGGCCAGCTGAGCATCACCCTGCACCGCGCCGGGCAGCAGCCGCAGACCATCACCGAGCACAACATGATCATGACGTCAGCCAAAAGCGCGCTGGCGCGCCTGATTGCGGGCCAAGGCAGCGGCAAAAACATCAACCGCATCGCCTTTGGCACCAATGGCGTGGGCCCTACGCCCAACGACCAAGCCATAAGCGAGGCATACACCAAGGCCGTCAGCGCCATCACCTTCCCCACAGAAGGGCAAGCGCGCTTTGCCTTCACCTTGAGCGAGAGCGAAGCCAACGGGCTCAACATCCGCGAACTGGGCCTGCTCTGCGCCGACGGCACGCTGTTTGCGCGCAAAGTTCGCGGGCTGATTGAAAAAACCAGCGACCTATCGATCACCGGGTCATGGACCATCATTTTTTAAGGAGCCATCATGGCAAACTTGCAAGAAACCGACGTGTGGGTTGATGGCATCTATCAACTCGAAACTACCGACCCAGTGATGGGCGGCCCGGACGGCATTGACAACGTCCAGGCTAAGCAGCTGGGCAGCCGAACCAAGTACCTCAAGAAAGGGCAGGATGCGCTCAAGGAGCGCGTCGATGGGCTGGAGCAGACAACTGACCAGTCGCTGATGGCCGCGATGGGGCAAGAGATTGTGCGCGGCATGGAGCGCACTGAGCTCGCATTCAAAGAGCTGGATAAAATTGCGCGATACCGCAACCAGGCGGGGCAGCTGACGCTCATCAATCGCGGCACCCGCAAAGGCTGCGCCGCAAGCAAGTCAACCACCGCCACTCGCAACCTGAGCTTTGCCGCTGGCGAGCTGTTCGCCAACGGGCGAGTTTATGCCATGCCGGAGCGCCTCAACGCCGCCGCCGTCCCCAGCAACAACGGGCTGACCCCGGCCAGCTGTGTCGCTTACGCCCGCATCACCGCGACCGCCATTGAGCTGGATGTATCCAGCCTAGGCGCAGACGCCCCGGCCGATGCCATCCCGCTCTATCGCATCACAGTGCCGGCGGGCAACAACTCGGGGTCAGACCAATACCTGGCCGCCGTCACGCTGACCGACGTGCGCCGCGTCGAGCCTGATTTCCCGATTGCCATGGGCAGCCCACCCGCAGCGCTCATCGCCTGGCCGTTTGCCTACCCGGTCGGCAACGTCAGCTGGCGTTTGCAGTTGGATCTGGTCTCATGCGTCGGCAGCGCCAGCGCAGCAGACGTCATCGTCACCGAGCGCGCCAGCAACGGCGCAAGACTGACATTAGCCACCGCCGCCGACGACGTCGTCATTAACTATCAGCTAACCCACCACGGAGTGTAACCATGCAAATCATCTTGCTGGGACAAGGGCCCCACCACGATTTCGCCATCAGCGGCCCAGTAGTAACGCTGGGGGATGTGCGCATCGACTGCGCCGCCGAACAGCTCGCCGAAACCGCCACCCTGAGCGTCTTCAGCACCGAGCAGGGCATGAGTCTGCAGGGGCCGGGCGCGTTCGCCGCGACCGTCACCATTCCGCCGCGCAAATACCCGCAGCCAGAACTGACTGCCGAACAGCTGCCAGAAAGCGGCGAGCAACACACCGCGCCAGAACCACTGCCGCTCGACCCCGACACCATCACCCTCACCCTCTGGCCAAAATAAGGAGCCATCACATGATCTTCATCAAAGACAGCCTGCGCGCAGCTGTGGAAGCCGCATCCGGCGGCACCGTCACTGTGCTCTACACCGCCAAGGGCCAGCCGACCTACATGCATGTCATCCCGCGCTTTAATTTGCAAGACATTGACCCGGCGCTGGGCAATGGCACCCACCCGGCATTCATTGTCAACGGCGTTGAAAAGTCAGAGCTGTTTATCGGCCAGCACACCGGCTGCCTGCGCGACGGAGAGCTGTTGTCGCTGCCGGGCGTCGAGCCACTGCATTCAGTGACCTTTGACGAGGCGCTGGCCTATGGCTCAGCCTGCGGCCTGGGCTTCCACGCCATGACTCACGCCGAGCAGTCCGCCATCGCCCACTGGTGCAAAAAAAATGGCTTTATGCCACGCGGCAACACTGCCTACGGGCTCAGCTCAGACGCGCCATTTGAAACCGCCCGCCGCGCCGACGGCGGCGCGCCGGGCGCAACATCCGGTAACCCGCGCACCCTGACCGGATCGGGCCCGGTCAGCTGGCGTCACAACAACAATCCCAACGGCATCGCCGACCTCTGCGGCAACGTCTGGGAGTGGCGCGGCGGCATGCGCCTGGTCGATGGCGAAATCCAGGTGCTGGCCAACAACAACGCCGCCGACAGCAAAAACAGCCAGACCAAAGCATCATCAGCATGGCGCGCCATCTCGGCCAGCACCGGCGAACTTGTAGCACCAGGCAGCGCCGGCACGCTGAAATACGACGCATCAGCAGCCGGCACCACCACCGCCCATGGCGCACCGGTGCTATCTGACGCGGTCAGCAATCGCAACGGTGAAGCGGGCAGCGACGAACACACTCCAGGGAGCACCGCTGGGGCGTTTGAAAAAATCACCAGCAAGGCGGGATTGGTCGTGCCAAGCATCGCCAAGGCGCTGTCACTGTTCCCGCTCGACGCCAGTCACGGCGGCGACCAGCTCTACCTGCGCAACTACGGCGAGCGCCTCGCCATCTCCGGCGGCCACTGGCGCGACGGCGCCAATGCTGGCGTGTTCGCGCTCAGCCTGAGCGGCGCTCGGTCGAGTCGGGGCACGAGCATTGGGGCTCGCCCGGCCTTTGTGCTGTAAGCACTGGCACTTTGCAACGCCCCGCGAGAGCGGGGCATATCAGGAGGCGCAATTGGCGAACCCACAAAAACCGGATCCATCAGGCGTGCTATTGGTGCGCAAATACGTAGAGCTGGCGGCCAAGCTCAACACCTACCTCAACCACTGGCCGCATCACGAAAAGTACGGGCTAGCACAACAAGTGCGCACCACGCTTTATGACTGCTACAAGCTGATGGTTGAAGGGCACAAGCGCTACCACAAAAAGACCACTCTGACCCAGCTGGACGTGGGGCACGAGCAGTTGCGCATGCTGCTGTATCTGGCCTATGAGCTGGGCTATTTCGCCCACCACAAGGGCAAATCAGCCCCGCCGAATGTCGGCGAGCGCCGCTGGATGGTCATATCTAACGCCGTTGACGAAATCGGCAGAATGATAGGTGGCTGGATTAAAAAAGAGCAAGCTTTAACAAAGCAGTAACAGGATCAGGGGTTGACCATCAATATGCTTTTTCGTTCCTCGCCATCTCCGGCGGCAACTGGAACAACGGCGCCAATGCTGGCGTGTTCGCGCTCAACCTGAACAACGCTCGGTCGAATCGGAACACGAACATTGGGGCTCGCCCGACCTCGGATCCTCCTCACAGTCAAATGAGACAACGTGGAGCCAAAGGGGTGGTTAATCCCGCCAGACGGCGAAATCAGCAGCGCGCGGGTTTTCAGTAGCGGCCATCCGTCGACCATCACCCTCGCCACCTTCGAGCGACAAATGAAAACACACAAAAACCTGATGGCGAAAATTCTAGCGCCAGAAAATTTGATTGCGGCATGGAAAACCGCACGCAAGGGTAAAACGCGCACCCGCGCCGTACTGGCATTCGACGTCCGCGCCGGTGCCACCCTGGCAGAGCTAAGCGCCCGCATCAAGCTGGGCACCTACCGCCACAGAGAATACAGGCGATTCCAAGTTTACGAGCCAAAGGCGCGCGAAATATGCGCCCCTTGGTTCGGTGACGTAGTCATTCAGCACGCCATATATCGCGTCATCATGCCGCTCTTTGAGCGCCGCTTTATCGATCAGAGTTACGCCTGCCGCCCAGGCAAAGGCACCCACAAGGCCGCCGACTACGCCCAGGCCGCCCTGCGCGCCAGCAAGCCAGACAGCTACACCCTCAAGCTGGACCTGCGAAAATTCTTCTACCGCATCGACCGCACCATTCTGGAGCGGCAAATCCGCACAGTGATAGGCGACGAGGCGCTAGTCAGGCTGATGATGACATTTGCTAGCCTGCCAGAGCCGCTCGGGATCCCCATTGGCAACCTGCTGTCGCAGCTTTACGCGCTCATCTATCTGAATCCGCTCGACCACTTCATCAAGCGCCAGCTAAAAGTTCGCCAATATTGCCGCTACGTGGATGACTTCATTCTGTTCGACCTGAGCCGTGAGCAAGCTGTAAGCCACAAAGCAGCCATCGAGGAGTTTATCGCCAGAGAGCTGGGCATGACCTATTCAAAGTGGACCATCGCGCCCGTTCGTCGTGGCGTGAACTTCGTTGGCTATCGCACTTGGCGTGGCAGGCGATTTATCCGCAAGCACTCAATGATCAAATTCAATCGCGCCATCCGCCGAGCCAACTGGCCTGCAGCAATATCGATACTGGCCCACGCCCGCAGAACGTCTTCATGCGCAAGGATGCAGGGCGCTATAAAACAGCGCCGCCAGGAGAGGGAGGTGGCCATCGTGCCGAGCGTCGCGATTAGCGAGCCTTGTCACCGCTTCGCCAGTGTGTACGGCCCTCACACACTGGCCGCCGCTCGCCTGTCATCCCCCGCCCCTGCATCCTGACCCTGCTCACATCACATGCATTACCCATGCGAAAAATTGCAAAGAATGCTCCGTCCGGACAACAGGAGAACCTATGGCACTGGACCAATTTCACCACGGCGTGCGCGTCGTGGAAGTCAACGAGGGCACGCGCACCATCCGCACCGTCGCCACGGCGGTGATCGGCATCATCTGCACCAGCAGCGATGCGGATACCGCTTACTTCCCCCTCAACAAACCCGTGCTGATTGCCAACCTGCCGGCGGCCATCGCCAAGGCGGGAAGCACCGGCAACCTCAAAAAGTCGCTGCAGACCATCTATGACACCGTCAACACCATCGTCATCGCCGTGCGCGTGGCCGATGGCGCCGACGCCGCCGAGCTGACCAGCAACATCATCGGCACCATTCTGCCGGATGGCAGCTATACCGGCCTCAAGGCACTGGAGCGGGCCGCCCCGGTCACGGGCGTCAAGCCGCGCATCCTCTGCGTGCCGGACAACTGCACCCTCCCCATCGCCTCCGCCCTGGCGGGCGCAGCCAAGAAGCTGCGCGCCTTCGCCTATGTGCCGACCATCGCCGACACCGTCGAGGCAGCGCTCGCCTACCGCGAAAACTTCTCCAGCCGCGAACTGATGCCGATCCACGGCGACTGGACCGCCTGGGACACCGCCGCCAATGCCAGCATCAAGCTCGATGCCTGCCTCAAGGCAGCCGCCATGCGGGCATTCATCGACAAGGAGATCGGCTGGCACAAAACCCTGTCGAACGTCGGCGTGACCGGGGTCGACGGCATGACCAAGGCCCTGTTCTGGGATCTGCAAGACCCCGACACCGAAGTCGGCCTGCTCAACGCCAACGAGATCACCGCCCTCATCCGGGCCGATGGTTTCCGGTACTGGGGGAACCGCACCTGTTCCGATGACCCGCTGTTCGCCTTCGAGAACTACACCCGCACCGCCCAGATCCTGGCCGACACCATGGCAGAGGCGCACATGTGGGCCAACGACAAGCCGCTCACCCCAACTCTGGTAAAGGACATCGTCGAGGGCATCAAGGCCAAGGGCCGCGAACTGGTGGCGGGCGGTTACCTCCTCGGCTTTGACTGCTGGTACAACGAGGATCTCAACGACAAGGACACCCTCAAAGCCGGCAAGCTACGCATCGATTACAACTACACCCCGGTGCCGCCGCTCGAAGACCTCGGCTTCATCCAGCGCATCACCGACTCCTACCTCATCGACTTCGGCGCCCGCGTCGCGGCCGCCGCATAAGGAGCCACCATGGCACTGCCACGCAAACTCAAACGACTCAACCTTTTCCTCAACGGCGATAACTGGGTCGGTGAAGCGGAAGACATCACCCCGGCCAAGCTGTCCCGCAAGTTTGAAGCCTATCGCGGCGGCGGCATGGGGGGTGCCGTCAACATCGACATGGGGCTGGATGACAGCGCCCTCGATGTCTCGTTCACCTTCGGGGGCTACGGCGAACCCCTGCTGAGTTGCATGGGTGAGCCCAAAGCCGATGGCACCAGCCTGCGCTTTGCCGGTTCAGTCCAGCGTGATGACACCGGCGAAGTGGTCGCCGTCGAGATCGTCTGTCGTGGCCGCTTCAAAGAGCTCGACCGCGGCACCCTCAAGGCAGGCGACAACACCCAGGCCAAGGTCACCATGGTCAACACCTACTACAAAGAGACCATCAACGGCCGGGTGATGCACGAGATTGACCTGATCAACATGGTCGAGATTGGCCCCGACGGCGTCGACCGCATGGCCGAGCACCGCAAAGCCATCGGCCTCTAACCCATTCACCCATCTAACGGGCGGCCCTTATTCCAACAGAAAGCGCCGCCCTCACCACATCCACAACAGGAACAAGCACCATGGACCAGAAAGAAATCACCCTCGACACCCCGATCCAGCGCGGTGAAAGCACCCTCAACAGCCTGATCATCCGCAGCCCCAAGAAGGCGGGCCACCTGCGCGGGCTCAACACCATGGACATCGTCCAGATGAACGTCGATACCCTCATCAAACTGCTGCCCCGCATCACCGACCTGACCGAAAAGGAAGTGAACGACATGGACCCGGCTGACCTGCTCAAAGCCGGGGTGGTGGTGGTCGGTTTTTTGATGGGCTCGCAGCAGGAGGCCTACCTCACTGCATAGACGACCTGATGGCCGAGATCGCCATCATCGCCCACTGGCCGCCGTCCGAGATGGCGGCCATGGACATCAGCGAGCTGATGGGCTGGCACCAACGCCTCGTTGAGATTCACAACCGCATCAACGGGGCAGAAGAACAATGAACCCTCTCAAACTTCAAATCCTGCTCGGGGCGGTCGACAAGCTCACCGCCCCCCTCAAAGCCGTCAGCGGCCAAAGCCGCCTGACCGCCAAAGACCTGGTCGACACCAAGAAGAAAATCCGCGACCTCGAGACTCAAGCCGGCCAAATCGAAGGCTACAAGACGCTGGGCGCCCAGATTGGCGCAACCAAGGCAAAGCTGAAACAGGCCGAGGGTTCGTTCAGCGAACTGCAGCGCAAAATTGCCGACACCCCCAAGCCAACCCGCCTGATGATCAACGAGCTCAACAAGGCCGAGAAAGCCCTCAACCAGCTCAAGAACAAAGAAGGGGAAATGATCACCCGTCACGCTCAGATGGGTGAAGCCATGCGCAAGAGCGGCATCAACACCAGCAACCTCAGCGAAACACAGCGCCGCCTCAAGACCGATTTGGCCGCCGCGAACACCGTGCTCGACTCTCAACGCACCAAACTGGGCCAACTGGCCGACCAGCAAAAGCGCCTCAACCAGGTCAAAGCCAGTTACCGCCAAACCCAGGAGCTGCGCGGCCAGATAGCAGGCCACGGCGCCACAGCCCTGGCGACCGGCACTGCCATGGGCTTGACCACCCTCAAGCCGGTGATCGAGTTCGCCAGAGCTGAAACATCGGTCGTAGACCTCAAGGTCTCCATGATGGGCAAGGGCGGCCAGGTGCGGCAGGAGTTCCAAGCCATCAGCGATCTGGCCACCAAGCTCGGCAACAAACTGCCGGGCACCACGGCGGACTTCCAGAACATGATGAGCACGCTGATCCAGCAGGGGATGAGCGCAAAATCCATCCTGGGTGGCCTGGGGGAGGCGACTGCCTACCTCGGTGTGCAGCTGAAAATGCCGTTCGACCAAGCAGCGCTGTTTGCGGCCAAACTGCAGGATGCCACCGGCACCGCAGAGCAAGACATGATGGGGCTGATGGATACCATCCAGCGCTCGTTCTACCTCGGCGTTGACAGCGGCAACATGCTGGGCGCCTTCACCAAACTCACCCCGGCCATGGGAATCTTGCGCAAGTCAGGGCTCGAGGCCTCCAAGGTACTGGCCCCGTTGGTCATCATGGCCGATCAGGCTGGCATGGCGGGCGAGTCATCAGGGAACGCCTACCGCAAAGTTTTCCAGATGAGCATGAACACCGGCAAGATTGCCAAGGCCACGAAAGGCACCGGGTTGAAGCTGAATTTCACCGACGGCAAGGGTGAATTCGCAGGGATGGAGAACATGTTTGCCCAGCTCGCCAAGCTGAAGGGATTGAACACCGAGCGCCGCCTGCAAGTCCTGAAGGGCATCTACGGCGACGATGCTGAAACCCTGCAGGTGCTGGAGCTGATCATCAGCAAAGGGATGGATGGCTATCGCGCAACCCAGAAGAAGATGGCCGACCAAGCCGCCCTGCAAGAGCGGGTCAACGCCCAGCTTGGCACCCTGGGCAGCCTGTGGGATGCCGCCACCGGCACCTTTACCAACGCCATGGTCAACTTCGGTGAAGCTATCGCTCCTGAAATCAAGGCCATCACGGAATGGATCGCCGAACTGTCCGAGCGCCTCGGTGACTGGGCGAAGAAAAACCCGGAACTCTCCAACACCCTGATGAAGATTGGCGCCATTGTGTCGGTCGTCACCATTGCCTTCGGCGGCCTGTCGCTGGCAGTGGCCGCCGTCTTGGGCCCCATGGCCATCATGAAATTGACCTTCGGGATCCTCGGCATCAAAGGCACCTTCCTCGGCAAGGTGATCACCATGCTGCTCGGTCCGCTCAAGTGGCTCACCCTCGGCATTTTCAGGCTGGGGATGGCAATGCTCACTACCCCGGTCGGCTGGTTCATCATGGGGATTGCCGCTATCGCCGGGGGTGCCTACCTCATCTACAAAAACTGGGACGGAATCACCAAGTGGTTCAGTGAACTCTGGGAGAAATGCAAAGCCCCGCTGATGGCCTGGTGGGATCTGCTCAAAGAGCTGTTTTCATGGACGCCCATCGGCATGCTGATTGCCCACTGGAACGACATCTGGGCCTTCTTCGACACACTGCCAGACGGTGCGGTCAACAAGGGCAAAGCCATCGTGCAGGGGCTGATCGACGGCATCACCGCCAAGTGGAAGACCCTGATGGAGAAGGTCAAGGAATTCACCAAATACCTGCCTGACTGGTTCACCGGCGGTAACGTCACCATCGGCCAGGACAAATCGACCGGGCCGGGGTACCTGACGGGTAACCTACCACAGCCGGCACTGGCTGGCGCCAGCGGATACGGCCCCCGTATCGCCGACACACCGAAGCTCAAACCCAAGGTCAGTACCACCACCGTCCACAGTCAGCCGTTCTACCAGCTCACCGTCAACCCAGCACCGGGGATGAACGAGGCCCAGCTCGGCAAACTGGTGATGGACAAGCTCAAAGAGAGCGAACGGGCCAACCAGGCACAGGCCCGCGCCCGATTTGGCGACCGCAACTAAGGAGCAACCACCATGATGATGACCCTGGGCTGGTTCGTGTTTATGCGCTCGACCCTCGCCCCACTCTCACAACAAGACGAACGGGCATGGCGCCATCCGGGCAATAACCGGATCGGTGCTCGTCCGGCATACCAGTACCTCGGCCCCGATGATGAAACCACCACCCTGAGCGGGGTGCTGCTGCCCGAAGTGACCGGCGGCCCCGTCTCCCTCGACTTGCTCAACAATATGGCTGACAGCGGTCAGGCTTTCCCCCTGATCCAGGGCGATGGCATCATGCGTGGGTCATTCGTGATCGAGGGTATCAGCACCACCCGCAGCGAGTTTTTCAGCGATGGCACCGCCCGTAAAATCGAGTTCACCATCAAGCTCAAGCGGGTCGATGACAGCGACAGCTCTCTTGTCCAAACCATGCTGGGCCGCACTGCGGGCAACCTCTTTGGCCGCCTGGGCGTGGGCAAGCTGGTCGGCAGTATCGGTAACAAGCTCGGGGGGCTTCTCTGATGGGGGCATTCGACCAGTTCGGCACGCGATTGGCCGAAAATTTGGGGCTGACCAATCCGCTCGACGCCTTGCGCCAAGGCCACCCGGTACCGGCTTACCAGGTACTGGTCGACGGCAAAGACATCTCGGCCGCCATCAGGCCGCGCCTGATGTCGATGACCATCACCGACAACCGGGGCTTCACCGCCGACACCATCGAGATCACCCTCGATGACAGCGACGGTCAGCTCGATATGCCACGCCGGGGCGCCACTTTGCGCGCCCTCATCGGCTGGCAAGGCCAAGCTCTGGTCGACAAGGGAACCTACAAGATCGACGAGGTGGAGCACGGCGGGGCCCCGGATGTGCTCACCATACGGGGCAAGTCAGCAGACCTGCGCGGCGGCATGAACAAACTGCGTGAGCAAAGTTGGCACCAGACCACCGTCAGCGGCATCGTCAGCCAGGTCGCCGCCCGCTACCAGCTCACTCCCTGCGTGGGTGACTCACTCAAGGGCCAGCTGATCGATCACATCGACCAGGCCAACGAGAGCGATCTCGCCTTCCTCACCCGCCTGGCTGGCCAGTGCGATGCCATCGCCACCGTCAAATCTGGCCGCCTGATGTTCATCAAGGCAGGCCAGGGCACCACCGCCAGCGGCCAGCCCCTGCCCGCCATCACCATCACCCGCCAAGATGGCGATCAGCACCGCTTCTCGGTTGCTGACCGGGATGCCTACACCGGCGTGACCGCCTACTGGCAAGACAACAAGGAGGCGGAAAAGAAGAAAGTCGAGGTGAAGCGCAACAAGAAGACCAAGCCGAAACAGGAACGGCCCTTGCCACCGGGGGTCATGGTCAACAAGCAGGAGAACGAACTGCTGGTCGGCAGCGGCGAGAACGTCAAAGAGCTGCGGCATGTCTATGCCAGCCAGGCAAATGCCATGCGGGCCGCCCGGGCTGAATGGGAGAAGCTGCAACGCGGCGTGGCCGACTTCCAGATCACCCTGGCGATGGGTCGCCCTGAACTCTACCCGGAACAACCCACCACCGTCAGAGGGTTCAAGCCCCAGATTGACGAAGCCGACTGGCTGCTCACCCAGGTGGTGCACGACCTCACAAATCAGGGCTACACAAACCGCGTCCAACTCGAAGTGAAGCTCGAAGAACTCCCAGAATGAAAAATGGCGGCAGAGCTTACATTCTGCCGCCATTTTCGATCATCAAATCCCCTGCCGCCACTTTGTCGCCACTCACAACCACAATTACAGCAATATATTGATTTTAAACGACAAAACAGAACGACAATACTCGAGATGGTTGTAA